CAGATTTAATAATCTTGCGAGATCCTGTAGAAAATATGGGCGCTACACTTTTAAAAGAAGCAGCAAGAAAAACGGTGAGAGAAGCTGGTGATGGTACAACAACCGCGACTGTCTTAGCTCACTCAATATTAACCGAAGCCTATAAGATTTCGGATAAAACAAACTCAAGAGAGTTAAAAGAAGGTATTAATGTAGGCGTTCAAAAAGTAATTAAATACTTAGAATCTGTATCTGTGCCAGTTGAAGGAGATATGATTGATCAAATTGCAACTATCTCTACCAACAATGATCCAAAGCTAGGAAAGCTTATAGCCGATGCTTTTAGAGCCGTAGATAACACGGGGATTGTAATGATGGAAACATCAGCAGACGGTAAAACAAACGTTGAAGTAGTTGAAGGTGTTCAGTATGACAAGGGTCTTACGAACTCTCATTTTATAACAAATGCACAAAATAAATCAGCCGAGTTAGATAACGCTTTAGTGTTATTAGTGGAATCTCCAGTGGATTCTATAAGACAAATTCAACCAGTGCTAGAGCATGTAATAAAAAACAATAAACCCTTGCTGATTATCGGCGATTTAGAAACGGGTGTTTTATCAGCTTTAGCTATGAATAAAAACAAAGGCAATATTAAAGTCAATGTTATTAATGCTCCCACATACGGCGTAAGTAAGCAAGAAATTTTGCAAGACTTAGCGGCCTTAACAAATGCAACCATTATAAATGAAGATTTGGGAGATGATATGGATTTAATACAACCAGAACATTTAGGTATTTGTTTGCGCAGTGTTACAACTCACAATGAAACAATATTACAATTTGAAGAAGCAGGGCCTGGAGTTTTAGCTACAATTAATGAATTAAAAAAAGATTTATTAGAAGCTACTCAATCTTACGAAATAATTAAACTAGAAAAAAGATTAGCAATGCTTTCCGCTAAAATAGCTATAGTAAAAGTAGGTGCAAATTCTGATATTGAATTAAAAGAAAAAACAGATAGAGTTGAAGACGCTATTTGTGCTACAAAAGCTGCTATTAAAGAGGGTATTGTTCCTGGAGGCGGGATTGCTTTATTAAACGCGGCAACAAACATAACATCTAAGTCAAAGGGCGAAACAGTGCTTCTAGAAGCTATTAAGGCGCCTTTTAAGACAATATTAGATAATGCCGGTATAATAGACTATGAGCTACCAAAGGTTAAAGGAAGAGGATTAAATGTAGTTACAGGAAAAATGGTAAATATGATTAAAACAGGTATTATTGATCCTTTACTAGTTACTAAAAGTGCTCTTCGAAATGCAGCTTCCGTAGCAACAACGATATTATCAACTGATTGTGTAATTAATAACTTGAGAGTTGATGAAAGCGATAGGTAAAAATATTATTATAAGAAAAACAAAAGAAGGTACAACCGCTACAAAAGGTGGGCTTCTTTTAGCAGAAACGCATAGAGAGGATATTAGATATATAGAAGCTATTGTTCATTCTATTGGAAACGAAATACAAGGTTTAAAAAAAGACGATGTAATATTATATGATCGCCATGCTGGTCATAAAATAGAAGTTGATAAAGATATGTATTATGTTATAAAAGGTTCTGACGTTGTAGTTGTATTATGAAATTAAGTGCTAGTGACATTAGGGAGCTAAGCTTAATTAAACATTATAGAATTATAAGAAAATGGGCTTGCAAAAATAATAATCTTTTAGATGCGGATTTAGAATTACTTATATATTTAGATTGCATGGATTTTTTTTCCAAACAAGATTATAAAATGGGGGTGTATTCTTACAGCTGGGATAATAAAAGATGGAATAAACTTTTAAAAAACGATTGGATAATTGTTTGGAGAAATAGAAACAGAACTACACAGAAATATAATTTATATAAAACTTCTGTAAAAGCAAAACAGCTTATAACTAGAATTTATAAGATAATGCTAGGAGACGAAAATATAAATGTAGGCAAAGCAAATAAAATAATAAATAGTAAAACATATACTAATAAAGTTATGACAAAAGCTATTTATAATATTAACAACGACAAAAGCAGATAAATGGCTGGTTATTTTGATTTAGGAAGTCTTACGCCTGATAGGCAGACAGAAGGAGGAACTGGAGCAAACGCTAATGCGTACAATGGGTTCGGTGCTTCTTCAATTCTTTCAAACGGAGATCAGGCTAGATTTGCAACAGGATCAGAATTAGACGGGGCATACAACAGCTATAATGGCGAACTTAGAAAAGGTTTGTCTTATGATATGCAAAAAGCTCAGGGGCGATTTGACAGAAATATAGGGCAAGGTAATCAAACCGCTGGAGAACAAAACGCGTTTGGCACAGGTAATTCTTATACAAGCCAATTAGATCTTAATGGACAAACTGGTACTTTTGGAGGAACTAGACAATCCGGCTTTAGAACGGCGGGTGGAGATCCTAATACAAGAGTAGGATTTTCTGCGCAAGCAGACACCGGTCAATACAGTGGGCATCAAGGGCTTAGCGTTGCAGATGGATATAGAAATACAATGCAAGTAAAAGGAGCTTTTGGTGTAGGGTCTAATCCTACCAGCGGCTTAGGCTCATTTGGATTTGAGAGTGGCATGAGCAAAGATCATTTGAGAAGAGTAATAGGACAGTTTCGTCCAGGACAAACCACAGTAGCCGGAAGAGGTTTTGCAAACAATGCTTTAGGCAATGGAGCAAGTAGATTCGGGAATTACGGACAGTTGATGATGTAAATAAAAACAAAAACAAAAACAATGATTTCAAAAAACGAAAAACAAATTTTATCAAAAACCGAACTAAAAGGGCAGGTTGGAGAAAGCGCAGTATGGGATGGACCTCTAGATTTAGCTAACTTTCCAAAAGGAAAAGGAGCAAGCAATGGAGCTAACGGTATGGAAGTTTTAAAGTTTGATTGCGGATGCAACAGCTTAAAAGGGCCTATTACATCACGGGCTAAAGCTTTCATGTAAGGTAATGAAACTATCAATGACAGATATAAAATTATACGTCTTAAACGGCGGAACACTGGCTATTAGTATGACACACATAGAGCTTTGGTTAAAGTTGTTTTTGCTTATTGTAACAATTGGTTACACTTTATCTAAGTGGTACGAAATATATAAAAATAAAAAATAATATGTCTTTTTCGTCACCGTTTATGGCAAAATCACCCCTTTTAAAAAAAGGAGATGCTCCATCGCGAAAAAAATCAAAAGGCTATTATAATAAAGCAAATAAATCTGGAACAGGCGCCGCTGCAGGAGGAGGAATGTCTGCCAAAGGAACTGCTAAATACAGAAAAGACAATCCAGGTAGTAAGCTTAGCACAGCTGTTACTAAAGATCCTAAAAAATTAAAGAGAGGAAGTAAAGCTTGGAAAAGAAGAAAATCTTTTTGCGCTAGATCCAAAGGGTGGAGTAGCGAAAGAGGTAGAGCTGCTAGACGCAGATGGAATTGTTAATAATAATAATAAAAATATAAAAAATGGGAAAATCAAGAAAAAAAGTAGCACAAGACTATTCTCGTAACGCTATTGCTGATTCTAAATCTTCAAGCGCATCTGTAAGAAAAGACGGTAAGTACGAGGCTAAAATGGCTGTAAAAGAAGCAGCTGGAGAAACAGGTATTAGTATGCGGGAATCAAATGCTCAGCACGAGCACAATCTTATAAGTATGAATCCGCTAAGCAAGCATATGTCTACACCTGATTTTATGGGAGGAGCAAGATATTCTCCAATTTCAAATCAAAATAAAGGATACGCATCTCCTGCTTCAATGCAAGGTTATAATGATAGATTAGACGAATCTTTAGGAGCAAGAAACGGTAAAAAATCTCAATCTTTAGGAGATCGTAGAGACGAATCAAAAGGAATGGAAAAGAGCAAAGGCAAAGGAGCTTACTCTTCAGATTCTCAAATGAGCTAATAAAACAGAGAGGACTGTACAAACCTCAGCCAAACACTAACACTAACACTAACACTAACACAAACACAAACACAATGGCAAAATTTATCGAAATTGCAACAACCGATGCTGCTGGAACTTTTTTAGTTAATGCAGATCAAATTTTAAATGTATCAGCTGGAGACGGAACTGGAACAGGCGCTGCCGCGGCTACAAAAGCAACTATTTTTCAAAACGGAATTACAAGTCACATCGTATTCCAATGCTCAACTGGTACTGGAACTGCTTTAGCTAAAGCTATCCAAAGCGCTTTAACAGCTAATCCCGGAGGAATTAAATCTAAAGTACAACTAGGGTCAATAGTAATTGACGACGTAACAATTATCTAAAACAAATTATTAGATGGCTTTTAAAATGAAAGGTACACCTTTTGCGGGGTCTATAACCCCAGTTTACTATGTAGACATGCAAGATGGTGCTTTGGGGAAAGCCAATAATAATAGAACAATTATTGTAGATCAAGATTGCTCGGCCGAACAGGTTAAAGAAGTTATTGCTCACGAAGAAATTCATATTGAGCAAATGGAGCGAGGCGATCTTGACTATGATGATGATAATGTTTATTGGAAAGGAAAAACTTATTCTAGAAAAAAAATGCAAGAAGGAGCTAAAAACTTACCTTGGGAAGCAGAGGCTTATAAAAGAGCATAAATATATGTAATAATATTAATATAACACTTAAATTTAATATTATGAAAAAATTATTTATTACAACTGCTTTATTGTTTTTTTTTATGAATGCTAATTCACAAGAAGATTTTTGTGGTAATTGGATTCCAGAAAATATAAAAAACACTGTATACTCAAAAAATATAAATATTTTAATGAATGATTGTATTATTTGGACGTACGCTAGTAAATTAGATTGGATTAATCACAGTAAAGAAAATCCAAAATTTAAGTTTGACCTGTCTAAATATAAAATAATTACACATCTTCAGGAATATATAACTTATATTAGTAAAAAAGAAATAAAAAGTATTGTTTATAATAGAAAAAACAATTATAGAGTTTTTATAACTTATAAACTAAAAAACAAAAAAACAATAATAGCAACTTATACAGGTGACTGGAAAGGAAAAATTACTTACAAAAAAAAATAAAAAAAATAAAAATTATGTATAAACACACACCCGGCAGATCAGCACTGCCAAAAACAGGAAGAGGCATTCCAAGCGCATTACCAATGAGTCCATTAAATGCGGATTATCCTGTAAAACCAGGAATGAAGCTTTCTTCATACGAAGGCATTTTTAGCAAAATTTCGGGAAATACACTTAACAAAGCTGATCAAAATGAGTTTTTAACTTCAGGGACTATAGGCGGAGTGAAGGTTGATCCTTCATCTTTAGAGGGATATACTAACCTTACATCTCTTAATAGCGGAAGTGCTGAAAATACAGCACAAATTTCTAATAGAATGGAGCAAAGGGGAAGCAAAGATAAAGATGGTTATGTAACGTTATCGCCTAGAGCTGAACTTGGTGGCTATAGTAGTGGTGTTGATGCCTCTACAGGAGAATCAGTTATGTCTGGAAGTTCATATTCTTATCCAAGCAATAAAAACTATAAGAAAACTTCATCTGCTGAAAAAAATATCTCGGATGCTGTGCAAAATTACAATTCAAGTTCTAGAGGTGGTTATGATCAATTTACCTTAGATACCCCCAGCGGCAATCCTTCAACTGTAAAAAGAGTTTTAGAGACAGATTCACTAAAAAATACATCCGCCAGCGGAGAAGATATTATTACAACCCAACGTTTAACGGGAGCCAATGATTATCTTAACAGAACAGACCAGCCTCGATCATATGCAGGAACATTAAGAGACAGCTATGGCGAAGGGTTTTCTAACTTAACTCAAGGAAACACTAACATTGCGAATGGATTAGCCACAACTTTGAGCGACATACAAGCAAATATAGCGAATAACCCAAATAGATACTACTCTAACATGGGTGGAACAAGTGCTAATGGAGGCCAATTACAGGAAAGAGGCGCAGGAAACATAGTTATGGGAAGCAATGTAAAAGATAATTATACTCACTTAGACAGATTAGGCACTCAGCATTCTAACATGATAGGAAAGTCTGGTACTTACCGCTCTAACAGTACCAATAAGTCTGATGCGGAAAAATCTTTAGAAAGAAGATCAATGCACGGTAGACTAATAGATAGAAAACTTAGAGATGCAGGGAAAAAAATCTTTAGCATGTACGGTAACTAATAAAAATTTATGAAAAAACTTTGGGAGTGGTTAAGTGGTTCTGTCATAAAAGAAGTTGGCAAGGTTTTAGATGATTTAACAACAACCGAAGAAGAAAAATTAGAAGCTCAAAAGCAAATTACAAAAATTCTTGAAAGCGCTGACAAGACAGCTCAGGAACAAGTTACAGCAAGGTGGGAGTCGGATATGCAATCTGACTCTTTCTTGTCTAAAAATATTCGCCCTATGGTGCTTGTATATTTAACTGTAATTTTTACGGGGTGTGCTTTTTTCGATGGCAATATAGGTAATTTTAAAATATCTAAAGAGTATATTCCAATATTTCAAACATTATTAGTAACCGTATATGGTGCTTATTTTGTAGGTAGAAGTTGGGAAAAAACAAAAAGAGTAAATAATTAATATATAGGTAACTATATAAATATAAAGTAACAATTAAATAAAATTAAATCATGGGAAAAGTAAAAAAAATTAAGAAAGAAGAGTTAGAAATTATTGTTAAAACTAACAAAGAAATTTCAGAAGTGTTAATTCAAGTAGGCGGCATGGAGGCTCAAAAGCATTCTGCTTTGCACAAAATTGCAGAATTAAATCAAGTTATTGAAGAAGAAAAGAAAAAACTTGAAGAAGCTTATGGTCAAGTTTCTGTTAATTTAGAAACAGGAGAGTACGAAGAAATTAAAACAAAGGAATAATGAGCTCTGTTGTTAGAAAAATAAGTATTGGCTCTGATTATAAGAATGACGCTATGCACTACTCGGTAGGGCAGCAGGTTTACGGGGGTCATGAAATAGCCTATATAATACTTGATGAAACTGACAGCTCTTATAATATTCATATAAAGAAAAACAATGAGGTATTGCCATGGAAAAAATTTAATTCTAACATGGCTATATCCGTTGAGTATGATTTAGAATACTAATGAATAGTTTATACGATTTTATTGTTACGCCTGTAGGTGAAAAATACAGCAATACAATTAAAGTAGGTGATAAACAATTGGTTGTTAACACTAAAATAGAGAATTGGAAGTTTGTAAACAGAATAGCAAAGGTTGTTCAAATACCTTTAGCTTTTAGCTGCAACATAAAGGTTGGGGATAAAGTTGTAGTACATCAAAATGTATTTAGAACTTTTTATGATATGAAAGGCAAAAAAAAGAAAAGCAGATCTTTTTTAAAAGAAGATTTGTATCTTTGTACTTTAGATCAAATATACATGTACAACCATGACAACACCTGGAACACTATAAATAATAGATGTTTTATAACCCCAATAGCAAATAAAGATAGTTTAACGCTTAATAAAGAGCAAGGCCTTGTTGGTATACTAAAATACGGAAACAAGTCATTAGAAGCTCTTAATGTTAATTCAGGCGATCTAGTAGGGTATAAACCTAATGGAGAGTGGGAATTTTTAATTGAAGGCGAAAGACTTTATTGTATGAAATCTAATGATATTGTAATTAAATATGAACGTAAAGGAAACGAAGAAAAATATAATCCAAGCTGGGCAAGTAGCAGTTGAAGAATTAATTAAAGTAGCAAAAGAAGCTATTGTAGATTCAGGAGAAGATATTACGGCGGATAGATTAAAAAATGCAGCAGCTACGAAAAAGCTAGCTATATTTGATGCTTTTGAAATACTTAATCGAATAGAATCTGAAGAGGCTTTATTAAGCGAGAAGCCAAAAGAAGCTAAAGAAGAGAAAGCATTTAAAGGTTTTGCAGAAGGGAGATCTAAATAATGTATAAGCAAACTTTATATAAGGTTTTAAAAAACCATATTAAGCCCGCTGTTTTAAAAAAAAACAATAGGTACAATAAGTGGGAATACGGTTATAACAAGGAACATGATATTATTGTTATAAGCAAGACTGGAAAAATAGGAGATATTTATGAAATACAAAATATTAAAATAGCTTTACCAGAAGAAAATGATGTAATTCAATTTGAATCAGATACTTGGAAATATACTGAATATCCTAAGGTTTTAAAAAAAATAAAATCTGTTTTTGATTGGGAAGAATATCCAATAGACTTTAAAGAAAAATGGTATGATTATATTGACAAAGAATTTACAAGGCGTGAAAAAGGCTTTTGGTTTATTAATAAAGGCAAGCCTACTTATATTACTGGTACTAATTACATGTACTTGCAGTGGAGTAAAATTGACGTCGGGCAGCCAGACTTTAGGGAATCAAATAGATTATTCTATATTTTCTGGGAAGCTTGTAAAGCCGATACCAGGTCTTATGGAATGTGTTATCTTAAAAACCGTCGATCAGGCTTTTCATTTATGTCCTCAGCTGAATCGGTCAACCTTGCTACAATATCCTCGGATTCACGGTTCGGAATATTGTCCAAATCTGGTCCCGATGCTAAGAAGATGTTCACAGATAAGGTGGTACCAATTTCCGTTAACTACCCGTTTTTCTTCAAACCGATCCAGGACGGTATGGACAGGCCGAAGACAGAACTTGCCTATAGAGTCCCAGCCTCCAAATTTACCCGTCGAAAACTTGATTCCAATGAAACCCTTAAAGAAATTACCGGTTTGGACACCACCATTGACTGGAAGAACACCGGTGACAACTCCTACGACGGTGAGAAGCTTAAACTCCTCGTCCACGATGAATCGGGCAAATGGGAAAGGCCGACGAACATCCTCAACAACTGGAGGGTTACGAAAACCACCCTCAGATTAGGGTCTAGGATTATAGGAAAATGTATGATGGGTTCCACTTCTAATTCTTTAGATAAGGGAGGGGCAAATTTTAAAAAGCTTTATAATGATTCAGATGTTACTGAAAGAAATGCCAATGGACAGACTCGCTCAGGACTCTATTCTTTGTTCATACCTATGGAATGGAACTACGAAGGATACATTGATTCTTATGGGCTACCTGTATTCGATAAGCCAAAAAAAGATACCAAAGGACCTAATAAAGAAATAATAGATCAAGGAGTTATTGAGTATTGGCAAAACGAAGTAGAAGGTTTAAAAAGCGATCAAGATGCTTTAAATGAATTTTACAGGCAATTTCCAAGAACAACTAAGCATGCTTTTAGAGATGAATCAAAAGAATCCTTATTTAATTTAACTAAGATTTATCAACAAATTGATTACAACGAGGACCTTAAAAACACAAACGCTGTTTCACAAGGTAGTTTTCAATGGGAGAACGGGATTAAAGATTCTAAAGTTATATTTGTTCCTAATAAAAGCGGAAGGTTTATGATTTCATGGGTACCGCCTTTTAATTTGCAAAATAGAGTTTTTTTAAAAAATGGAATAAAATATCCAGGCAATGAACATTGTGGAGCATTTGGTTGTGACAGTTACGACATATCAGGAACTGTTGGCAGCAGAGGTTCTAACGGAGCTTTGCATGGATTAACTAAATTTAGTATGGAGGACGTGCCCCCTAATAGATTTTTTTTAGAATATATAGCTAGACCACAAACCGCGGAAATATTTTTTGAAGACGTATTAATGGCCTGTGTGTTTTATGGTATGCCTATTTTGTGTGAAAACAATAAACCTAGGCTTTTGTACCATTTTAAAAGAAGAGGCTACAGAGGTTACTCAATGAACAGACCTGATAAAAAATATAATAAACTTTCTATTACAGAAAGAGAGTTGGGTGGAATACCTAACTCAAGCGAAGACATAAAGCAAGCCCACGCATCTGCTATAGAAACTTATATAGAAACTTTTGTAGGAATTACCGAAACAGGCTTTGGAGATGTTTATTTTCAAAGAACATTAGATGATTGGTCTAAATTTAATATAAACAATAGAACAAAACATGATGCTTCCATAAGCAGCGGTTTAGCAATAATGGCTTGCAATAAAAACTTATACGCTCCGTCTTCTCCTGTAAACAAAGTTGTTTACAATTTAGGATTTAAAAAATATGATAACGAAGGATTTGTATCAAAAATAAATAAATAAATGAACATATACACAGATACTAATAGCAATTTTCCTAGCCAAGTCGTTAGCGACGAGGAGAAGGCATCTATCCAGTATGGACTGCAAGTCTCAAGAGCTATTGAGCAAGAGTGGTTTGAACAAGGGCGTAGCAATGGAAACAGATATTTATCTAATTCAAATAATTTTCATTTATTAAGATTATATGCTAGAGGGGAACAGCCTATACAAAAGTATAAAGATGAACTTGCCATAAATGGAGATTTATCATATTTAAATTTAGATTGGAAACCTGTTCCTGTAATAGCAAAATTTGTAGATATAGTTACTAATGGCATTGCTCAAAAAGAATATGACATAAAAGCTTACGCTCAGGATCCGTTTTCAATAAGAAAAAGAACACAATATACAGAGGCTCTTTTGCAAGATATGCACAGTCAAAAGCAAATAGCAATGACTCAACAATCTTTAGGGATTGATGTTTCTGCACTTGGACCCGTTGAAAATATGCCAACTTCTACAGAAGAGCTGGAAATATACATGCAGCTTAATTACAAGCAAAATATAGAAATAGCAAATGAAGAAGCTATTAGTAATGTATTAGCTTCAAATAGATATCATTTAACAAATAAAAGAATTGTAGAAGATTTAGTAGTTTTAGGTATTGGTGCAGTTAAAACAGATTTTAATACAGCTGAGGGAATAACAATTGATTATGTTGATCCTGCTTATATGGTTTATTCATATACAGAGGACCCTAATTTTGAAGATATATATTATATAGGAGAAGTAAAGTCTATAACAATACCTGAGCTTAAAAAAGAATTTCCAAATATTTCAGAGCAAGAACTTGAAAGAATTCAAAAAATGCCCGGCAATAGACAGAATATAATGGGTTGGGGTAATTATGATGAAAACACGGTACAAGTTATGTATTTTGAATACAAAACTTATATGAATCAAGTTTTTAAAATAAAACAAACCGATCAAGGTTTACAAAAAGCTTTAGAAAAGCCAGACACTTTTAATCCACCTGAAAATGATAACTTTGAAAGAATATCACGATCTATTGAAGTTTTATATTCTGGAGCAAAAGTTGTAGGAACTGACACTATGCTTAAATGGGAGCTTGCAGAAAATATGTCTCGTCCTTTTGCGGATACTACAAAAGTTGAAATGAGCTATGCAATATGTGCGCCTAAAATGTACAAAGGAAAAATAGAATCTATTGTAAGTCGTATTACGGGGTTTGCTGACATGATCCAATTAACACATTTAAAACTACAGCAAGTCTTGTCTAAAGTTGTTCCGGATGGGGTATTTTTAGATATGGATGGTTTAGCTGAAGTTGATTTAGGTAATGGAACTAATTACAATCCAGCAGAAGCACTTAATATGTACTTTCAAACAGGTTCCATAGTGGGTAGATCACTTACTCAAGACGGCGAACTTAATAGAGGTAAAATACCTGTTCAAGAATTAACAACCTCAAGTGGAGGTGCTAAAATACAAAGCTTAATACAAACGTATCAATACTATTTACAAATGATTCGTGATGTAACGGGGCTTAATGAAGCAAGAGACGGAAGCTTGCCAGATAAAGATGCTTTAGTAGGTTTGCAAAAAATGGCAGCGAATGCCTCCAACATAGCCACTAAGCACGTTTTAAATGCTAATTTGTTTTTAGCTTTAAGAGCATGTGAGAATGTTTCTTTAAAAATGGCAGATGTATTAAGCTATCCTTTAACAGCAGAAACTTTAAAGAATACAATTTCTTTATCAAACGTAGCGGCTTTATCGGAACTTAGTAATTTAAATTTACATGATTTTGGTATATACCTAGAATTAGAGCCTGACACAGAAGAGGCTGCCCAGCTTGAGCAAAACATACAGATAGCGTTAAAAATGGGAGGAATTGATTTGACTGACGCCATAGATATACGTCAGATAAAAAATCTTAAATTAGCTAATCAAATGCTAAAGATTAAAAGAAATCAAAGGCAGGAAAAAGAACAAGCCCAAAAGCAAGCTAATATACAAGCACAAGCTCAGGCTAGCCAACAAACCGCTGAAAAAGCAGCGCTATTTGAAGTTCAAAAAACACAAGCTATTACAGAAAGTAAAATACAAATAGAGCAAGCTAAAGTCCAATTTGAAATTCAAAAAATGGAATCAGAAGTAATGTTCAAAAAGCTTTTAATGGCTGAAGAGTTTAGCTATAATATGCAATTAGCAGGAATAGAACAAGAAGCTAAAACTACAAAAGAGCAAGAAATAGAAGATCGAAAAGATCAAAGAACAAAAATACAAGCTACTCAACAAAGTAAAATGATACAGCAAAGAAGTAATAACACTCCGCCTGTTGATTTTGAATCCGCTGGTTTTGATACTATGGGTGGATTTGGATTAGAGCAATTTGATCCTAAGTAAAATTATTATTTAATTATTTAATTATATTATATTATGTCAGAAACGTTAAAACAAGAAGGGGATTTTAAACTTAAATCCAAACCAAAAAAATTTATGAAGCCTACAAATGAACCTATAAAGGTTGATTTATCGGCTCCTAATGTACAAGGTGCAGTAGTGCCTGAAGTTACTAAAGTAGTAATTAAAAAAGACGAAGAAAATGCCATTCAAGAGCAAAGCTCAGAGAGCGCTGTGTTACGCGAAAGCGAGCCAGTTAAAGAAACAGGGGAAGAGCCAAAAGTGGAATTGTCAACAGTGGGACAAGGAGACGAAGGGGCCGTTAAAAATGTTATTCAAGAAATAACAGAAGACGAAGTTAAAGAAACAGTAAAAGAAGTAAAAGAAGCTTTACGAGATGAAAAAGTTTTAGGAAAAGAATTGCCTGAAAATATTGAAAAGCTTATTAGTTTTATGGAAGATACTGGCGGGACTATTGAAGAGTACGCTAGACTTAACACTGATTACTCTAAGATAGATAATAATATATTAATTTCAGAGTTTTATAAAAAAACAAAGCCTCATTTAGATGCAGAAGATATATCTTTAATTATGGAAGATTATTCTTATGATGAAGATTTAGATGAGCCAAAAGAAATACGCAAGAAAAAAATTGCGTTTAAAGAAGAGGTTGCAAAAGCTAAAAGCTTTTTAGAAGATACTAAGAAAAAATATTACGAAGAAATCAAGTTGAGGCCAAGCGTAAACAAAGATCAACAAAAAGCAGTAGACTTTTTCAACCGATATAATGAAGGGCAGAAAACAGCCACAGAACATCACGAAAGTTTTAAACAAAAAACAAAAGACTTATTTTCTAATGACTTCGAAGGTTTCGAATTTAAATTAGGAGATAAAAGGTTTAAGTATAATGTTTCAAACCCTAGTGAAGTTGCAGATAAGCAATCGGACATAGGCAATGTAGTTGGGAAGTTCCTAGCTAAAGATGGCAGTGTCGAAGATCCTAAAGGTTATCACAAAGCTATGTACGCCGCTACGCATTCAGATCAAATAGCTAATCATTTCTACGAACAAGGAAAAGCTGACGCTATTAAAGATGTAGTTGCAAAATCTAAAAATCCTTCTACAGGGACCCCAAGGCAAGCGCCTCAGGATGTTTTTGTTAATGGATTTAAAGTTAGAGCAATCACCGGCACTGATTCTTCAAAATTAAGAGTAAAAACAAAAAAATTTAACTAAAAAAATTAAAAGACTATGTCAATTACACCACAATTTGGTACAATTAAACCATCCCAAGCGCAACAAACGCTTAGCGACAATTACTTGTCGTTCGACTCTGATACAGGCGGGGGAACATTTGCAAAGCAGTATTTACCTGAAATCTACGAACAAGAAGTAGAGCGTTATGGAAACAGAACATTATCTGGATTCTTACGCATGGTAGGAGCTGAAATGCCAATGACATCTGATCAAGTAATTTGGTCGGAACAAAATAGATTACACGTTGCATATGATGATGTAACTGTAACTAACGGAACAACATTAACTATTAATAATCTTTCTGCTACTGTAGGACCTAATTTTGTACAAAATGTATTATCTGCAAATCAAACTTTAGTTGTTATAGATCCTGTAACAGGTAAAGAAGCTAAAGTTATAGTTAAAGTTACACCAGCTGGACCTGGAACTGCCGCAGTTTCAGTTGCTACTTACGGATCTGCTGATTTAGTAACTGCCAACGGAGCTGGTAATCCAGCACCTTTTACAGCTGCTGCTAAGGTTAAGATATTTGTATACGGATCTGAATATCAAAAAGGATCTACTTTAGTAGGAGACAACTACGCAAGTATTGAACCTTCTTTTACGCAATTTTCAAATTCACCAATCATCATTAGAAACCAATACGTAGTATCTGGATCTGATATGGCTCAAATTGGATGGGTTGAAGTTGCAACTGAAGACGGAACATCTGGATTCTTATGGTATTTAAAAGCCGAATCAGAAACTCGTTTACGTTTTGGTGATTACTTAGAAATGTCTGTAGTAGAAGGTAAAAAAGTAGTTGCAGGTGACGGTGTTGCAGGACACAATGCACTTCTTTCTGGTACTCAAGGTTTATTTGAAGCTATTGAAGATCGTGGAAATGTACAAACTGGATTCACAGCGGCTGCAGGTCTTGACGATTTTGATGCCATTCTTAAAAATTTAGATACTCAAGGTGCTATTGAAGAAAACATGCTTTTCTTAAATCGCCAAACAGCTTTAGATTTTGATGATATGCTAGGAGCTATTTCAGCTGGTCAAGCCGGAGGAACTGCTTTTGGATTGTTTGAAAACTCAGAAGAAATGGCATTAAACTTAGGTTTTAGCGGTTTCCGTAGAGGATCTTACGATTTCTATAAGACTGATTGGAAATACTTAAACGATGCTTCTACTCGTGGTGGACTAGATTATACTATTCAAGGAATTGAAGGTGTATTAGTACCTGCTGGAACTTCTACAGTATACGATCAAATCTTAGGAACTAACATTCGTCGACCATTCTTACACGTTCGATACAGAGCTTCACAAGCTGATGATCGTCGTATGAAGTCTTGGTTAACTGGTTCTGCTGGAGGCGCTTTCACATCTGATCTTGATGCAATGCAAGTTAACTTCTTGTCTGAAAGATGTTTATGTGTACAAGCTGCTAACAACTTTGTATTATTCAAAGGAGCATAAGAAGCTCAATATTAATGTAATTCTTACCCTCGTTGTATTGACGGGGGTAATTATTACTTTTATAAACTATTTAATTTTATTATATTATGGCTAAACAAGCTAAAGCAGAAACTATTGAGGTTGCAACTCAAACAAAAACTATTACAAAAGAAATAAAAAAACCAGAATGGGAAGTTAGAGATAGAACTTATTTTATATCAGGTAATTCTCCTTTAACGCATACTATTCATTCAAGGCATACGTCAAAACATCCTTTACTTTACTTTGATAAAAATTCAGGAAAACAAAGGGAAATTAGATATGCAACAAACCAGCATTCTCCGTTGGTAGATGAACAAAATGGAGAGGTTACATTAGGACACATTATATTTAAAGATGGAAGTCTTAACGTACCAAAAGAAAAACAAAATTTACAAAAACTGCTTTCTTTATATCATCCTTTAAGAAACAAAGTATATGAAGAGTTTAGTGCAGTTGAAGTTGCTGAAGATGATTTAGAAATATTAGATGTACAAATTGACGCTTTAAATATAGCGAGAGACATGGACATTGACCAAGCAGAGGCAATTTTAAGAACAGAAATGGGATCAAAGGTTTCTACAATGGGATCTAAAGAATTAAAAAGAGATTTATTGCTTTTTGCAAGAAGAAGTCCTTACCTATTTTTACAATTAGCCACTGATGAAAACGTTCAATTAAGAAACGTAGCAATTATAGCTGCTGAAAACGGAATAATTAGTCTTTCACAAGATCAAAGAACATTTATATGGGCTTCGAATGGTGCTAAGTTAATGACAATTCCTTTTGATGAAAATCCATATTCAGCTATGGCAGCATTCTTTAAGACAGACGAAGGCGTGCAAGTCTTTAGGTCTATAGAGAAAAAACTAAAATAACATGTAATCATAATATACCAGGGGGCTGCTCACAACAGTCTCCTGTGTATTATAATAAAAATAAAAAATGGCGGTAAACGTAAATACAGTATATGAAACAGTTTTGTACTTGTTAAACAAAGAACAAAGAGGATATATAACGCCTGAGGAATTTAACCAAATAGCTACTCAAGTTCAAATGGAAATTTTTCAAGAGTATTTTTCTGATGCAAATCAGCTAATACGGAAAGACCAAATAAATACACAGAATGATTCGGAGTTTTTTAATCATGTAAAAAATATAGAGTATAAGTTATATCCTTTTCAAAAAGAAGTATTGTTTTCTTATAGCTTAGCAGATAAAGCTTGGACTACTACTGAAAACGTTTATAAAATAGGGGACGTAATAGCTACTTACGTTAACAACCCTACGTTAGAATCAGTAGCTGAATTAACTACTGTAAAAGATTACAATTTAATAACAAGATCTAAATTAACGCAGCCTACAAAAAGTTATCCGCTTTTTTATGCTTCTAGCCTAACAAATCTTGTAACTCAAGATAAAACATCTTCTCTTAAGGTTTTTCCAAAACCTGATACATTGCTTTGCAATATACTTACATCTCCTTCTAATGTTTACTGGGGTTATTCAATAGGATCTGTTGGACAATTTTCTTACAACAACTCTCTTCGTACTGCAACTAATGTAAACGGAAGTTTAAATTTTGAATTAGACATATCAGAACAATCTAATATTATACTAAACGTACTTAAATACTGTGGACTTATTATTAATAACGGTAATGTTATACAAGCAGCTATGGGCGAAATACAGCAAGACAAGGTAAATCTAAAAAGCTAATAAATGGCATTAATAACCCAAACAAATCAACAATATTACCAAGGAGCACAGCAGTTTTTATCTATAACCGCTTCAGCTAATGAGACATTTCCAACAACATTTGACACTTCTATAGTTTCAGGAGGCGCTGATTCTTGGGATCCTTTAGCTACTAGTTATGCTTTAAATA